GCTGGATGATGGTCATGCGGATCGTGCTGATCGGGTAGTTGCCGTTGACGGGCAACATGTAGCCTGCCAGGACACCATAGGCGTACTGCTCAAGCTGCATGTTGCCCTCGGCCTCCACCACGCCCATGCCGTCTTTGTAGTCGATCAACTCGATCCAGTCAGGGCCGATGATCTGGCAGTCCACAGTGCCCGACAAGTCATCGCGGCCCAACAGGTGCTTGGGGTCCACGCGCTCCTCGGAGATCACCTTGAGCATCCCGCCCATCGAGCGCTCGCGGATGTACTCAATGGCAGTCTTGACCCGGGCGGCGCGGTCAGCGTCTACCTTGAACTCGCCATCGTCGTCAGCCATGACCTCACCGACCTGGGTGGTCGGGTCAATCAGGCCAGCGTCGATGCAGTGCTCAAGCAGCGTGTGCGAGTGGGTGCCGTCGATCGCAGCAGGCCCGCTGGTGTCGTCGGGGTACTTGGCCTCCTCGCGGATCGAGCCTGGGCACAAGGCCCAGCGATGCCGCTTGGAGGGCGACAGGTTAGCGTGGGTGCTCATCAAAATACCCCCAACCATACGCCGGTGCCATGCACACATCCGACGGGGAAAAAGACGGCTCCGGCCAAAAGAAAAATCCATTTGGAAGAACCGATGCACACCACAACATGAGTCAACCACGCAAGACCGACCCACAGCACAAAACCAAGGGACAAAAAATTGCTCATTGGCCCCTCTCTTTCAGCATAGCGTCAGCCTGTGCATAGGCCCACTCAGCGACTTTATGCACACTGATAGACAAATCTGGGTCAGTCATCATTCCCTGCATGGCTTTGGCTGCAAAGTAGTCCCTCAAGGTCATGCCGTCTTCTGCCATTGCTTCAGTCCATGCTTTGTCGCCCCATTCTTTACCGGCGCGTGGAAACGCTGGCCCGCCGTTCATTTCAGTGCCTCAACACCAGCAAACAGAGCGCCGTAGTGCTCGGGCTTGACATCGTTGATGTTGCCGTAGCCCAGGTTCGTCAGGACAGTTTGGATCTGAGCACCCTTTTGGGGGCCAAGCGCCTTGTAGGACGACATGACGTAGTCAATCAGCCCCTTGGGATCGCTGAACGGTGCGCCGGCGGGGGCTGGGACCGGGGCTACAGGTGCGAAGCTGGGCGGCGCGGGCATCGCCACCACTGGGGCAGGAGCGGCCACTAGGGCTGGTGCGGGCACAGTCAGCGTCACAGGGGCAGCGGGTGCTGCGGTGGTGATGACTTGCGGCGCAGGGGCTGCTACATTGCTGGACTCCAGCTTCGCAGTCAGGGCGATGACAGCGGCGGTGAGGGCTTCAATCTTGGATTCGAGGGACATACAGTGACTCCTTACGGGGGTTGGGTTGGATTACAAGTCGATCATCAAGAAAAGCCTCGATGAGTTCACGCAAGACATCGGACGGTTTCCCGTAGCGCTCTGCCTTGCGATTGAACGCGGTGCGGACACGCTGGTTGACCCGTAGAGTCATGTGCGTGTCAAAGGATTTGAGAGTGGACATCAGAAAAATCTCCGTTGCATGTTGAAATCGTATCACGGTTGCTGTACGATGTGCAACAGGTCACGCAAAATATTTTTTGGAGCAGGAAATGACAAGCGCAAAAAGAAACGCCCCGGGGGTTAGCCGGGGCGCAAGAGATGGAGACAGGAGATGGTCGGCAACTGCAATCACCAACGGAACCAGTATATGACAGCGGTTCAGTCAGTGCAACAACACCCTGCATCTGTCGATGCGTACATCCGGCACGGCTGGAGTCTGGTGCCCATCCCCCCGGGCACCAAGGGGCCGACGGGCGCTGCTGCCGTGGGCTGGAACAAACGAGAGCGGTGCTTGAAGGACCAGACCCAACTGCCCCAGGGCTACGGCATCGGCCTGGCTCATGCGTACAGCGGCACGATGGCCTTCGACATTGACAATTGGGACGCCACGGTAGCCCAGGGGATTGACCTCGACGTGCTCTACGCTGCCCCCGATGCGGTGGTGATCAACAGCGGTCGCCCGGGCCACGGCAAGCTGCTCTATCAGATGCCCTTCGGCATGGCGCTACCATCGAAGAAGATCATTGTCAATGGTCAGACGGCCTACGAGCTACGCTGCGCCACGGCCAACGGGTTAACGGTGCAGGACGTGCTGCCGCCATCAATCCACCCCGACACGCGCCAGCCCTACCACTGGGCCGGCCTGGGTCACTGGATGCGTCTGCCGACGATCCCGCAGCAACT